ATGGTAGAGGATAGTATGGAACTGAAAGAACGAATTGCATTATTAGCGGGTGCTGCTGGAGCCTGCAGTGAAGGGTTACAAGAATTAGCAGCTACAAAGTCTAGGGTTGATATGCTCAGATGCTTTTTTGATAATATTAAGTTTTGCCTTTCAAGACACACTCCGTCAAGTGTATTTCTTCGCTCTAATTTTGGAGATATGATGCACGGACAAGGATTGTATGCCGATGAAACAGTAAATGTGAAAAACCAAAAGGAAATAGCCTTTGTAGGGAAGTGTTATGCCGTAGTGGAAATAACAGAACGAATGATGTGCCGAATATGGGCTGCTGATAGCACAAAGCTGAATATTCGGGCTTCCAATGGGGCACGCTTGATTATAGATGCTTTGGATACTGCAGATATAATCGTAGATGAATGCAGCGGTGCTCATATTACGGTTTATTTATATGGTAATGCAACTTGTACGGGAGCTGATTTAATAGTTCGGAAAGGAAATACTTATGAGTTATAAACTTGACGATATAGATATATCTTCTTACGATGCTTTCCCCTATGTAGGTCAGACAAAAGATTCAAAAGATTGTATTGCCATATCAGGAGTATTTGACCTTCCTAAGCGTAAAGGAACAACGGAATATAATTGGGGAACCAGTATTGAACCGTTTGTTGATGCAGAAGATATTGAACTGGATGGTCGGACTTTAGTTCTATCTTTGGTGGTTCGCTCTGAAAATGTAAAATCCCAATTAGATAAGCTAAAGAAGGCTTGTATTTCATGCAGGCGCTTATCGACCGGATTTGGTAGCTTCAATGTTATCTGTAAGGATGAGATTTCTGTAGAAGAATACGTTTCTTTAAATATGGCTATTGTGCAAGTGAAATTTTGGCAACAAAGCTATATTCCGGCAGAAATAGGAATTAATCCGTCAGGTGGGAATAATTACGTAATGGATGGTTATTCTTTAAATGCAGATTTTGGGATTTATGTATCTTCTCGTTCTGGTGTTGAGACTGTTGGAAAGCGGATAGAGATAGGTACAACTTTGCCATATATGCAAAATGAATACCGTGAGCCTACCACATTGACATTAAAATGTACTATGTTGGGAAATAGCCTGGAATGGTTGTATTCGAGCATGAGTCAGTTTTCGGCATTATGTATTAGTCCAGGACTCAGAAATTTGATTTTGAAAGGTAATGAACGTCTGGAGATATATTTTAAAGATGGAATAACCGTTACAGTGCGGACTAAGCATGTATTGGAATTCGATTTAAAATGTAGGGTAATGCAACAATGATTGACATCTTAGAGGTATATCGTGTAGTTTCTGGAATTGATACCAAGGTAGCCAGTATTGCATCTGATGATGCTATATTGGCTAATGGCATAATGAATAAGAATGAAGTATCGGTAACTGTGGTTACTGATACCATTCCTGATATTCAAGAGGGGGATTTTATAAGGGTTGGCGGAATAAAATATAAAATTAATCGTGCATCTGAATTTGCCGATAAAAGTTCTGTGAATCATACTACAACATACCTATTTGAAGCACCGGAATATACTTTAATAGATAAGATTCTAACCAATAAGATAACCCAAAGCACTCGCGTTACTCTTACGGGAAAATTGAGGGATTGGTTGGAATTGTTGATATGGAATGTCAATAAGACAGATGATAATCCTTTAGGGGTAGATACGGGATGGCAGCTTGGCAATATTCCTGATACGGAATATATGACATTATCATTTGACGGGATAGATTGCCGTAGTTTATTATCAGAGCTGGCTTCGGCGTATGGCTATGAGTATTATGTACATGACCATACGATAAATTATGTATCACGCATTGAAAATGAAAGAAATCTGACATTTACACAAGGGCAAGGTGGCGGATTGTATGAGGTAGAGCAAAGCAACGTTGATAGTGGTGATGTTACTACCCGTGTATATCCAGTTGGTGGAACAAAGAATATGGCTTCAGGGGAAGGCGATGAAGAAGGACGTTTGATGTTGCCCGAAAAGTATTTGGAAAACTTTTCAGAAACCAATCGGGCAGTTGAGAAAAAGATTGTCTTTGATGATATTCATCCCTCTTTTACTGGTTTTGTTGAGAATCCTACGGGGGAGAATTATCGTGAGTTTATATGCCGTGATATTGATTTTAATATCGACGAATTGGCTATTGGCGATGATGCGCGTATTAATTTTCTCACAGGAGATTTAATGGGAAAATCCTTTGAATTTAAGTGGGATAATTCTAATAAGAAAATAACCCTAATCTACCAAGAAGATGAATTGGCTCCCATTGACCCGGAAACCCAAAGCAGACCTCTTATCCCATCAGCGGCCAAACATTTGAGAGGTGGTGAGGAGTTTAATTTTACCGGTATTCGTCTCGGAGAGTCATACAAGCAAGCTGCAATATCAAAGTTACGTGAGAAAGCTACGGATTGGCTTGCTTTTAATTCGCAAAAAAGGGTAAAGTTTACTCTTGATGTGGATTATCGTTATATGAGGAAAAAGGGTGGCTTAGAGTGTGGGGATTTGATAACTGTAAGCATACCGTCGCGTAATATCAGTAGAATTATTCGTATTGTTTCTACAGAAAAGAATCTGAAGACCGGAAAACTTTCGTGTGTCGTATCAAACTATCTGACTGAAAAATGGGAAGATAAGATTGAGGGGCAGATCAGTTCTATGCAGGCTACTATAAATGGAGGTGGTGCTGGCAGTGTTACTGTTCTAGAAAAATATGATGAACGGCCCCTAACAGATAAGAACGTATTATCCTCTTTACGTACTTTATTGGAGATTGCGAAAAGAGCCTTAAGTAAAGAACACTCGGACTCTACAGATTATTTGCTTAAACTCCTCGCAGGCGGCGAGTTCGGCGAGTTCGTAGACAGTATGATTGCCGGCAAGGGTGCAGGGATATTCCCTGATGGCCGGGCACAGGTAGAACGGTTGGAAGTCCGCGGTTCACTGTCAGTGCTTGACCTTATTATCAATCAGATTCAAGGAATGGAATCTGATTACTCCTTTACTGAGATTGGTAAGATAAAATCCGTGGAGGATTTGGGCGAGAGCACCTATCGTTTGAAAATAGAGAAACGCACAGACTTCGACTTCATGAAGTTCCAGGACAACGATGTCTGCTTCTCCATCATTAACACACTGCTTACGGGTGGTTCCGAGTATTATACAAGCTGGATGCGTATTCTTACCACCAATGCGCAGGAGAATAGCATAACGGTCGTGCTCTACCCGGACAGCGAAGTACCGGGCGGCACGAACTATCCGCCATTGGCTGGTTACAACGTAACCCGTAGGGGTAACAGTACGCTTCCTGAAGAGGGCGGCTTCAACGGTCGGGCGCAGTCGTGGATGATTTCTTCGCGTGAGGGGCGCATCATGTTTTTGTCCAACGTGTATAAGCCAATACTGGAGGACTACAACTACTCAATCAGTATCGGCAGATTTCCCCGTACCAAGGCACTTGAAAAGCTGCCGATTTCCGAGAATGAGACAGGCGTCATGGCACAGACAGTCATTGCCGAGAAATTCTACCAGCTCGACCACAACGGCGATGTCATTCCCAGCAAGGTAGACCGGGGTATCTGGTCTCTGGAAACGGCCCAGAGTGGCGCTCCTTATCGCTTTGTACAGCATGAACTGTCGAAACCTTCCGGCAGCGAATATACCCTGCTGGAACAGCATACGGTCTACCACCTTGGCTGCAAGTGGGGCTGTCTGTCAGATAGGACAACGGATGAACCGAAATGGAATTCCCCGTCATGGGGACTCCTTGAGGGCGACAGCAGGTATTCGCTCCAGCTCTCACTATCAGGCGGGGAGGCATTCGTCATAGGCGGTGTGGATGAGGTAATTTCCGGACGCGTTTTCTATGGTACAATTGACATAACGGATGATGTGATGGCGGACGATGCTACCGAAGTGGAGTGGTTCCGCAACAGTGGCAATGTTCCGGCGGACAACCTCTGGACGCCTGAGTACGTGGATGGCAACAGGCTTGCCATCCATATCGACAACGGGAACCAGCACGGGGTCGGTTCGGATTTCGGTTTTGTCAGCAAGTCCGTGATATTCACCTGCCGGGTGTTCTTTCCGGTAAACGGCAGGTTGGAGGAAGTGGATAAGAATTTAGGATTTGACATCGTATAAGAATTTATAGGTATATGGGATTAAAGAGTAACAAGCAGTGGGGCCGTATTTACGTTGCCCCCCTTTCCCTTCAGGGAGAGATAATAGTATTGTCGGGCAGTCCCGTGCAGACGTATGACAAGGAACTGCGGGAATACAGCCCCGACCGGACCCTGACACCGCTGGTCATCGTACCGAAGGTATCGGCGTTCGATGAGAAGACGGTATTCGGTGAAATGGAACTCACGGGGGTGGAGTGGTTCGAGGGCGCGCCCCGTGACAAGTCGGCCAACCGCATCGTCGAGGGTGAGTATTACAGCATTTCAGACGGCAGCGGTGGTGTGCCCAAATACGCGCTTACCATCCGGAAGAACACGCCGCCGGAGAAGCCGGTGGAGTATTTCGGCATCGCGATATTCACGGACCCTCGTACGAACCGCGAGGTCCGCTGTGAACGGAGCGTGAAGTCCTATGCGCACCTTTATGACAACAAGGCGTATTCGTTGCGCCTGAAGGGTGATTCCGTGATGGTGACCGACCCTCTGCGCCTGGCCGACCGTTCCGGTTATTGGGACAGGGAGATAGAACCGCAGCTCTATACAGGCACTGAACCCGTGGATGATGAACATGCCGCATACTTCTGGGACATACTTGAAAACGGAGCATACCGCCCGGTTACGCCGGACGACCCCGGTATTGTCTGCCATGACGGGAACGGAGTGTACACCCGCAAGCTGATGTATCAGGCGAAGTATGTCACCGGTGCAAGTTTCCGTTGCCGCGCCTGTGAATATGCGGGCAACAGACCGCAGGCCCCTACGGACGGGCGGCTGGAAGTGGTAATTGAGGTAAAGACGGAGATGGCAGCTTCCCTCAATTGCGAAATTATCCAGACGAAAGGTTTCACCCTGTCGGAGGACATGCAGCAGCCGAGCGCCTATGAAATACGCATCTTCGACAACCGCCGCGAGTACGGTACAGAGTACGATGACCTTTTCCGCATCACATGGAAAGGCCAGAGTGCCAAGCCGGGCGAGCCGGAGAAGGTGCTGGCAACCGGCGGGCGGACGTTGGAGTTCATTCCGGCGGACAAGGGTTTCCCGGCAAAATATATCTTCCATGTGCGGGCGGAAGTGGGGCTTCTCACAGGTGAGTCCCTGATGGGCGATGAGGAAGGTGCCGTTATATCCTCGCAGGTTGACGGACAGACGGTATTCATTGCCACGGGTCCGGTATATGAATAATTGAGTAATAACTTTAAACTTTAATCAATATGTACGTAATTGTAGAAAAGGCAAAGCTCGAAGGCAAATTCTTTGGGATAATGAATACCCTTCCGGATGGCAGGGTGTATATTCCTATCAGTGAGATGCGGAATGTGGGCACTCTTCTTGACATCGACATCATCGGTTCGGCACGTGAACTGAAAGAGCTGATAGAGAAACAGCAGGAAGCGATGCAGGGTACGGAGGACATCGACCCCGGTTTCAGTGTGACACCCGAAGAGGAAGAGGAAATAGACCCCGGTTTCAGCCAGGAGCCGAATCCGGACAGCGACAGCGGGGCGTCGGAAGAGGATGAAGGCAGCGTGACCGGTCCGGAACAACCGGCCGGGGCAAAGACTGACGGAAAAAGGAAAGGAGGCCAGCGATGAACCAGAATCAAGTGACCGCTTCACTGGCTATCGTGGCGGTGAGCAACGGGACAACCGTCAACGGGTATGTACGCGTAGACAATGGTCCGCTTATCCAGGCATGGACAAAGGGAAGTGACAAGTATACGCCGGACTTTGAAGCGTTGGCGGAGGACAAACGCCCTATTGTCATTGTCGTGTTACGTGACGTGAGCAGCGGGCGCATCCTCATCCCTTCCAGGCTTGTTTTCAAGTACAACGGTACCGAACTTGCATTCGGGGAGGACGGGCTGTGTACTACGGAACAGTTTGTCGGCATGTTCAAACGCGTAACCGGATACAATGTAAGTGTAGACTCGCAGTCCTATCCCATGACGGGACTTCGCGTCATGAAGAACCTCGTGCCCATCTCCGGATATGACAATGACCGTATAACCGTTTCCGGGGAAGTTGAAATCGGCGGGCATACGGTCTCGTTCAACGAACTTGCGACTGATGTTGTCATCCAGGAATCATCGGGTAAACAGTATGAGTTATTCATTACTTCTGACAAGGGTACGCAGATAATCAATCCGTCCGAAGTGCTGACGTTGAAGGCATCGCTGTACAGCGGCGGAGACCTTATCAACGATTTGGGGAACATTACGCTCCAATGGAAGAAGCAACTGCCATCGGGAGAGGCCAACCTCGGAACTCAGGGAACCCAGAACATTGCCGCGAATGATATTGACGGTTCGCTGGTGGTAAGCTGTGAGGCTGTGCAGAATGCGAAAGTCATAGCAAAGGGCTTCATTACCGTGTTCGACCTTAGCGACCCTATACTGGCGGCATTCAAGGTCAAGGGGCTTGCTTCTGACGGGCAGATATATCCGGGAGAAACGGGAACGCTGACGCCGTATGCCTATAAACGCCAGTCCGGAGAGGAAGTGGCGGTGGCAAGCTGGGACTTCGCCACATTCGATGGCGAGAACAATCCGTTCACGCTGTCGGGAAAGGACAGCAACAAGTTCCAGGGCAAGGACATCGCACTGACCTATACGGATGCAGCACGCGCCAAAACATTCAGAGTAATCGCAACGAACACTAATCCTATTGAGCTATGATGGTGACAGCGTTTTTGAGTGTCGTGGCGGTACGTGAGCCTGACCCGGTGGAATACGTTGACATCGAGTGCCAGCCGGCTGCCATCTCTGTGGATTGTAACAATGTGCAGCTTACACCGCTGAAGCTGAAAGCCCTGCACCGCAGCGGGGCTGATGCGGCCCTTCTGGATGTATTCTGGCGGCTGCATGTCCAGTCGGCCGGCAAGGACCTCGGTACGGCGGATTCCCCCGGTGCATCGTCCGAATGGGAATACTACCTTCCTTCTGACAAGTGGGGCAATGCGGATTCCGTGATTGTGGAAGCGTACCGTGATAGTGCCCGCGAGACCCTTCTTGCTCAGAAGAGGGCCAGTATTGTTCGGCAGAACCCGTCCCCGTTCCCGGTCGAGGGTGACTGGAAACCGCTGCCGTTCAAATACAAGAACGGGGAATATTTCCTGGATAAGGAGAAGGGGTTTGTATTCATGTGGATGAATCCAGTGGCCGGAAACAGTGATAAACACCCGTTCTTTGACGTGGCCCAGAACCCGGACACTACTTCCTGGAAATCTATCCAGGAATACCCGCTACTGGGTACGCAGCTTTTGCTTGCCAGGAAGATAGACGCAGACCTCATCGACGTAGATAAGCTGAAGGTGAAGCACCTGGATGGTGCAGACGGGACTTTTACAGGTGATTTAAAAAGTGGCAGTGTCAATATTGCCGGCGGGAAAACCCTTCTGAATAAGGATGGAAGCGGGAAATTAGCCAATGGAGCGGTAAGCTGGACAAAGGAAGGCGATGTGGACTTTTCGGGAAAGGTGCATTTGAATAAGGTCACTATAGAGAGGGGTGTTACCCCTGGGATTTCTCAAAATGGGCAGATATGGAAAGTCCCTGATACAGCGGATACCTTTATGGACCACATGGTAATAACTAGTGCTTTGTCTCAAGTGGCTTTGTCTTCTAATTACGATTTTTGGGGTGGACGCTCTCTTACTATCTTTAATGTTTCTGATGGGAAAGTAAAGATATTTGGTAGTGGTGAACCTGGTATATATGTTCCCGGAAACGGCTGTATTCATTTGGAGTGTATTTCATCTACAGGAGCATTGGCAATATGGGGTGTGTTAGGTATTTCAGAAAATACTTTTATAGCGTTTCCGGTTCCATAGTTAAAAAATGTATGGATATGTTTTTAAGAATTAACGACAAGCTGCTGCATTTTCTTGCATGCCTTGTTATCACCCTGACAGTGGGTGAACTCTGTGCCGTTACGGCAGGCGTGACGAAAGAAGCCGCTGACTGGATGTATAAGAAGAACTGCAAGGTCGGTTCGGGCTGGGACTGGCTGGACATACTTGCGGATGCTGTCGGCATAGCGGTCGGCAGCGTATTAAGGAGATTGGTATTCGATTATTAATATTAATAAAAAGGATTATGTTAGACACATTATTGGTTGCGTTGATTATCTCGGTAGATACCGCGCAGGTAAAGGAATTTCCGCAGAAGGCGGAAGTCGAGTTCAAGAAAAACGATTTAAAAGAGAATATCATTAAGTCAGCCCTGAATTTCCATAACAGCGGAAAGAAGGACGATAAGACCTGGAACTGGAAGATTCAGGATGTGGTGTTCAAAAAGGATTAAAACAATGTTCAATTTAAATTCAAATAATTATGGGAGCTATAAAAACGATGAAGGAAGTCGAAAGCGCACTTCCCCAGAAAAAAGAGATAAATTATGTACGTGCTTTGGACAAAGAAGGTAATCCGATTTTAATCAATAAAGAGGACCTGGCGCAAGTTGTGGGAGAACTGATACCTGTGGCTACCTTTCAAAAGAATGGACTTTGGGATAAGAAAATGGTTCCGGTTTGGATGAATGCAAAATGCTTATTAATGACTGTAAGTCAAGAGTGTGTTGTCAACTTCTTAGTCTCAACCCGGCACACTTATGTAGCCCAGAATACACTTGCTGTTGTACAGGTTATGTATGGCGTAGATGATACATATATTTCGGTTCGCTATCACCACTTAATTCCTAAAAGTCATCAGTTGATTCTCCTTAAATTAAAGTATAAGAAAACAGAAGATAACCGCTTGAATATCTATATTGAAAGCAATGACCCGGTGATTTCAATCCTATCTACATCAGACTTTTCGAGACTGGAATTTAAGAATGAAGTAATTAAAGAATTTCCACAAGATGCAATAGATGCCGTCGAAGTATGATTAGGGTATAATGGCCGGGGAGTTATATTCCCGGCCAAAATAATTGATTAAATGCTTTGCTGATTGAATGTAAAATTGTTCCATGAGGACCAAGGCCCATTATTCCAACTTACCCGTATACAAATTGTTTTTCCCTGTAAATCAACACCTGTTTGAATGGTTAAAGTCTTAGTATTAAATACAAGTAATCCACCGTAATTGAATGGCATAGTGGTAGAATTCCCCACGTCATACATTCCACTTGTACGTATGTCATCGGGGGACATTTCTCCTTGAATTATATCACGCTGCATAAACGGGAAAAATCCTAAAGAAGTGAACAGTTCTCCCACATCCGTAAATCGACGTGGGAGAACTGTTATGGAAAAAATTACGTGTCACAAACTCTTTTGCAATCCATTATACCCATCAAATCCAATGGAACGGAGTAAGTCTCAATATCATTGGAAGCCATAATTTCTACAACGTAGGGGTTCGATTGGCAACCTACGCAAACAAAGTACCTTCCGATGGAATAGTCGGAGAGTTTTATTCCATACCATCCGGGTTTACCGATATAAAAGTGGTTTATAAGAATTGGGATGTTTACGTAGTATTCACTGTAGTACAAGGGCAATCTGTTTATTTTAAATACGATTGTAGCACCCCATGCGATATAATTAAAGATATTAGTTTCATTGACGAATCATACAAGGAGATAAAACCTATTGCACAATAGTGCAATCTGCCAGTCCGGTAATTTCATCATCTTGTGTAGCCATATCATACATTGAATCTCTAACTATCAGTTCTCTGACAATAGTTCTATCACCTAATGAATTATCCGAAGTCAAGTATATGGATATTCTATGGTCAGTTTCGTATTTCATTTTTAGATATGTATCGCTATTGGGTTGTCCATACATGTATTTGACATATACTTTTGTGGTATCTTGTAATTCCATAGTATTACCAGCAATGTAAACGCAAAAATCACTTGATGGTTCACCTGTGGATATACATGATACTCTGATTGCAAAAGGAGCCCATTGGGAAGATGATGAACGGTATAGTAATACGCTACGTTTGCCTTCTGATTTTATCTTTGTTGTTGCAAACTTGGAATTACTTAATCCGTCTTTCTCAGGAGTTACAACCGGTATCAGTTCTCCCACATCGGTTTGCAGCTTCTCGTCCAAAAAAGTACATTTGGCTTAAAAATGGATAAAATCAAATACCGCTTAGTGTATAATCGAAAGAAGCAGCTAAACAAACAGGGAATGGCCCTTGTGCAAGCTGAAGCCTTGCTTAACCAACGAAAAGTATACTTTAAAACGAACATTTATCTGAAACCTGAACACTGGGATAAACAAACTTCTCAAGTGTGTAACCATCCTCAGGCGAATGACCTGAACACAATGCTGTTTGAGTTTGTCCTACACCTGCAAGCGATTGAGTTATCCTTATGGAAGCGCGGCATTCCGGTAACGCTATCACTACTTAAAGATGCGATAAAGAAAGACAAGCCGGTCAATGTCACTTTCCCCGTATTTGCCAGAACCTATGTGCAGGAATCCGACCGTAAAAGAAGTACTAAGGAAAATCTTCTGACAACAGTAACCGTACTTCAGGAATTTCGTCCGGGGATAGATTTTAAGGATATTACCTATACTTTTTTAAGGGATTTTGAAGTGCATTTGAAAGAGAAGGGAAATAGCGTCAATACGATAGCCAAGCATCTCCGGCAGCTTCGTACCTTGGTGAATGAAGCCATTAATCAGGGTTATATTCCCTCTGATGCTTATCCTTTCAGGAAATTCAAAATAAAGCAAGAGAAAGGGCGGAAAGAATTCCTGACTCCGGATGAGTTGAAGAGGCTGGAGAACCTTGATGTGGACAAGAAGCTCCGCCATGTACTCGATGCCTTCCTGTTCTGCTGCTATACCGGCCTGCGCTTCTCAGACTTTTGCCAGCTATCTCCGGCCAACTTTATCAAGGTAAACGGTCAGCGTTGGTTACACTTCACGTCCATTAAAACAGGAGTAGAACTTCGGCTTCCGCTACATCTCCTTTTTGAAGGTAAAGCACTTGTCATATTAGACCGGTATAATATATCGGATTTTGCCAATTTAGGCAGCAATTCCGAGGTAAACAAATGCCTTACTCAAATAGCCGAATTGGTACGAATCAAGAAGCATGTTACCTATCATACGGCCCGTCATACTTGTGCGACCCTGCTTGTTCACCAGGGCGTTCCGATTACCACCGTCCAGAAGTTGTTAGGTCATACTTCTGTCAGAACTACGGAGGTGTATTCAGAGGTTCTTTCTAATACAATAATACGTGATTTGAAGGCTGTAAAAAGGAAGAAAAAAACACCTGTTTTTAGCCGTGTGGTAGAATGTGGGTAGATTTTATAGGTTCTACTGATATTCTACCTCTACCTACCCGGAATGCTTTAAAACAAAAACATCCCAGCACTTCGCAGTGCCGGGATGAACGCATGTCCTAGTCTTGTGTTATAAAGAGAATTTAGAGTTCTTTTTACCTTTTACTAATACCTAATATTATAACAACTTAAGATTTACTGACAATAAAACAAAAAACGTGCCAAAAAGTTTACATTTGTAAGTGATTAATTTTCACATTTATGCGACAGCTTATTTAAATATGAGTGTGGAAAAGAGTGCAACACTTCTACAATGAAGTTCTACAATTAATGATAAGGTATGTTTACCAGGTGTTTTTATAAAATATGTTTGTATTTCTCCAAAGCATTACTCTTCATTTCATTCTCCTCCTTAGTTAAGGCGAATCCCATATACTTACAGGTATGGTCATTGCGTAGGATACATATACACATACGTTTATAGGAAGGGATTTCCCGGAATTCCTCTATATCAATGTCGTCCAGGTAGTCCATCCGTACCGGCTTTTTCTCTGTCTTGTAATTGCTGTTGTCACCTATTTGTATGGGTATGTTGCGGTCTTTCAGCTTCTGTATGACTTCATCACTAAGTACACCGCCCTTTTCCTTCCAGAACCTAATGCTGGTTTTCAGTTTAGCCAAATATCTATTCCGGGTATGTTCCGGAAGGGTCGAAAGTAAAAACTCCATGAATGATTTCCATGTATATCCTTCCGGTAAACGGATGCTTTTTCTTCCTGCCGCATGAGTGTTGCCATAAAGTCCGGCAAAGCCAATCCCGTTTACGCGTCCTATCATCTTCCCCCATGTTTCAGGATCAATTACTTTGTACAGGGCAAGACTCTCGATAGCTTCGCTGATGAAAGGACTAGCCACACGTTGTCTGTCAAGGCTTACTCCGGCTTGATAGTAGAGGTCATAAAGCTTATTGTAGTCCCAACCGAACTTGCCGTTGGCTACCCATATATCCTCCGTTTTCCAGTCGTACAGCGGGTATAGATTGTATACATTTTCATCTATTTCCGTACTCCACATGCAATTCTTATATTGCTTTTTCACTCCCCGGTAGATTGTGCGCCAGCGGTTATAGCTCTCTTGGGTACGTATGCCTACCAGGCAGCAAGTACGCCGGGCTGCTTTCTGTAGATGTAACCATCGGGAAAACTCAATCTGGAAATCATAATCCCACATTTTCCGGTTGTAAAACGGAAATTTATCTACTTTCATTGCGTCTTTCGGCATTTCTCTGACCCATGCCTCCTTTTTTTGCTCATCCCAGGGACGCCAGTAACTTTGATACATAGAGGTGCAGGTTGTTACCCGGAAAGGGACACAAATCCGGTATACATCCAGTATATCCCTGTTTGTTTCCAATACCCGGTTAACATAGTCAATGGTCATGCTGTATTGTACTTCATAGTCCATGTGAAATATTCCAATCTTTCGTTTCAGACTGTTCTGACGGATATAGTCAATACATAGATTTAACAAGACCCCACTATCTTTGCCTCCAGAAAAAGATATATAAATATTATCGAATTCTTCAAAAATCATTTTCAATCTTTCCTGGGTTAATTCATATACATTTTTTTGATTCATATAGTACAAAAGTTTTAGTGGTGACAAAATTAGTCTAAAGCCCCAATATTTCCTATAACCTTTAACTTCTTCATTATCTGTAATGGTACTCAATAGAAGTGAAAGTAGTTCCTTTTGAAATGTTTATGTATATTTGCATTGTTCTATTATTCATTGAAAACATAACAAAGCTATGGCAGAAAAGAGTAAATATCAATTTGATGAAGCCTCGGTACAAGCAATCATACACTGGGCAGAAACAACACAACTACCGAAAGAGGTAGTATTGAGTGAATCCGAGCATATCTACGACACGTCTCTGTATGTCAGGGCGAACATCAACGATATTAAGCAACATTATCCGGATGAGTTTTACAATCCGGCTATTACTCGGCTTTATAGATTGAAAGAATTTGTAGAGGGGAGTGACTGAATAGCCACTCCTTTTTTCACACTTTTGTAATGCAGAAACAATTATTGATAATAGCTAAGGTAAAATCTTAAAAAGCCCCCGGCCTGTTAAAAATCATCTCACCTACTTTTAACACATAACGAGCGAACCCGAATGACCGGGGGCAAATGCCACCGTTCTCAGGTTCGCTTTCATGTGTTGTAAGTGAGATGTTGCAAAGATAATCATTAAAAGTTAAAGCAGTCGAATTCCGGCTGCTTTTTTTTATGCTTCAATTTCTCTCTTGGCTTATATTTTAGGAGAAAAGAGTTATGAAAGCGAGTAATAATTTGGTGGAAAAGTATGGCTGGGATAAGATAATTCACAGTCCAAGTGATGGTCGAGCAGTTTTTTCGTATAAACCTATCCATAAAGTAAAATGACAAAAATATGAATACGGATGCAGTGAATGCGGCCCTTCAGGTGGGCAAGGGGATTAGCGATTTTGGCATGGTGGCCATTGCAGGAGCCTTCTTCCTCATTATATGCGGTGTGATGTGGCTATTCATTTTCAAATGGTTCAAACATTTGGTGGATAATGTGATAACCAGGCAGGAAAAGGTGATAAATGATTTGCTTGTGGAAACCAAGGCTCAAAATGAGGTTCTCTCTGATATTAACGAGGGGCTAAAACCTATTTCTCAGATGCAGATAAATTCGGTTTGTAACAACTTCTTTGACCTTGATTGTGAAAGGCTGTGCCGGCTGGTCCGCAATGTGCGCGATGAGAACAATATTGATGATAAGCAGAAGACGAGGCGAAAAATAGAGACGCGTTGTAATGCCATAATCAAAAAGCGGAGTATTGAACTCGACAACTTTATTCACCGCGGAAAAAGGCTCAGTGAGTTTATGTCAACGGATTGGGTAAAGAAGTTTTCAGACATAATAGAGTCGGAAATCTATAATCCTGTCGGCGCCAATAACGCACGTGCCTATGCCAATATCAAAACAGCCATTGATGAGGCTAAGGTTGAATTTTTTAATAACATGAATAAATAAGGAGTAACAGAATGAAAAAGAAACTGATTATTGCAGCGATTGTTATCGCTATCATCGTGGGAGTTATGCTTTACATGCACTACACTCCGTTTTGGGTAAATCTGACTACTGTTGTATCATTCGGTGTCGGTGTTGTTGCCGGATGGGTGGCTCGTGTGGTTTATGACAAATATTTCAAGGAGGACGTGCAGAATGAAAATATTGATTGACAACGGACACGGAAGTAACACTCCGGGCAAGTGTTCACCGGACGGAAGATTGAAAGAGTATGCGTATGCCCGTGAGATTGCTGTACGTTTGGAAGCGGAATTGCGCAAACAAGGCGTTGATGCCGAACGTATCGTCAAAGAGGAAATAGATGTCCCCTTATCCGAGCGTTGTCGTAGGGCAAACGAATACAAGTCCGGTGACACTATCCTTGTATCCATTCACTGTAATGCAGCGGGAAATGGTTCTGCCTGGATGCAGGCGCGCGGTTGGGAAGCATGGACTTCGGCAGGTCAGACGAAAGCCGACAGACTGGCTGATTGTCTATATGCAGCGGCCGGACAGCTTTTGCCGGATATGAAGGTGCGCAAGGATACCACAGACGGTGATGCAGATAAGGAAAGCAACTTCTACATCTTGAAGCACACAAAGTGTCCGGCAGTTTTGACCGAAAACTTATTCCAGGATAATATGGAAGATGTGGATTTCTTATTATCGGAAGAAGGGAAGAAAAGTATTGTAGAGACTCATGTTATTGGTATTATTAATTATCTTAAAATCAAATGAAGAAGTGGATGCTGATGGCTGTCGGGATACTAATATTGGTTATTGGTATCTTAATTAAATACAATAGGGGTTTGCATAGTGAATGTGCTCGTCATTCAAATAATATTTCTGTATTAAATAAAGAGATCGAGCGTTATAAAATTCAGGATAGTTTAAATGCTGTTTCCGTATCGGCATTGAACTTGACTATTGATGAGCTGAAAGAGTATCGTGCAGATGATGCTCAAACAATAAAAGAACTCGGCATTAAAAACAAGCATCTTGAGGCTTTGGTTAAAACCGGGATTCATTCAACAGAAACAATCTATGCAGACCGTTGGCATCCACTTCCGGACAGGCCGGATTGTTTAGAGGTTAATAGCAAATGGTCTCATGTGATAGCTTGCTTCAAGGATTCTACGGTTTATTATAATATTCGTGATAGTCTGGCGGCTGTTGTTCATCGAATACCAAAACGAAAATTCTTGTGGTGGAGTTGGGGCACAAAGGGGTATAAACTGGAATTGGTTAATTTTAATCCCAACACAAAGATTGATTACAATGAATTTATAAAAGTCTCAAAATAGCAGTGAGGGGGGCTCGTGAATAGCGCCCCCCTCATCTTTATAGCAGATACTCCTTTAGTGCGTCAATGCCTTGTTTGACACTGCGGGCAATAACATACTTATTTCGGCAGTTTTCCGCTTGCCGCTGAAATTCTTTTTGTTCTTCCGATTGGATGCCTTTCTTCGTCTTAAACTCTATACATAGCGAAGCGTAGCCTTTCTTTGGGATTAGTAGGATAACATCGGATACGCCGGAAGTTACACCTTGCCGTTTGAGATTAGCGGCTTCCCTTATATGGCGGCTTCCACCATTCGGAACAGCGAAGAGAAGCTTATTGGGTAACTTTGGGAATATCTTTTCCACTTCTTCAAAGAACTTGCATTGCATACGTTCTTCCTCGTTGTTTTTCTTCCTTTTTCTTTTGGATGGATTCTTTTGCTCAGCATAACAGTTATAGCAGATATAACCGGCATCAGTCTTAATGACTGATACAGTTTCTTTTCCGCATACAATACATTTTTCTTTAGTCATTTTCGTCATTCGTTCTGATTAATCAAATGTATTTATTCAATTCTTTTTCTAATTTTCTCCTATCAACTTCTGGAAATAACTCAAGAACAAGGTTAAGCGCATTGCAGTAATCGTTTGCGTATTCTTCGGTATCCATTAGCCGTAATACCATTGAACAAAAGATACTCTTTTTCTGTCTAAAATCTCTGCTTAATACTGCTTTTGACAATCTGATAATTTGTTTTTCCATTCCACTCATAAATTCTTTTGTGATTTTGTAATTGATGACAATTAAATCTCTATTCACAAAGCCCATGATAAAGGCTCATACAGCTATATCCACCTTCAGGTTCAAACATATCATCCATGCCGGCATCTTTCCGGTTTACATACTCGAAAACTTCTTCTACTGTTGGATAAGTCTTATTTTTACAGAAACGATCAGGAATGTAACCCGGTGAGAAGAAAGACGAACCCTTTGGGGTTTCTTCTTTCATTCGTTGTTCGGCATCTATCAAGCGACTTCGTCCAAACTCTTCTTGCGAAATTAGCTTTACCTCTTGCTTCCTGCACATAATACAGGGATAGCAACCAACTCGGGAAAATCCACGATAATATAAAGGATTTGGATTTTGTCCAGCAGAAAGGATCTGGTCTATAACTTCTTGTGCTGACCATTGGAAGATTGGGCGGGAAACACTGGCATCATAATGTTCGCACCATTTAAGCACATCTTTTCTACGATAATCTTGCTTCCATACCTCAACAACCTTTCCTTTACGATTCTTTTTCACACGTTCGAAATATTCTCCGAAGTAGTTGCACTCATAAGGGAGTTTGGCGCGTTCTTCGCTTTCTTTTGCTCGAATACCTTGAATTATCAAGCAAGGTTCAGTAAGTGAGAGAATATAATCAATCATCGGCTTTATTTTTAATTCAGAGGTGCAAAACCTTCTTTGGGAAGACGGGAATCGGGAACGTTTGATAGACATATCCACAAAATCAGTGTATTTCTTACTTCTCAAAATTACTAATCTGACATCAAGTTGTTTGCACACGTTACTAATATGTTGATAAGTATCGGGATGCTCCCAACCTGTATCACAAAATACGGCTTCTATTTTATCGGCTCCATATTTATTGGCAGCCTGGATTAAACAGGCTTGCGAATCCTTACCACCGGAAAAACTAACAATTATCTTCATGCTATATGAACTTTTTTATTTCACGCTTCATTATCAATTATATTTCTTCGTAATCCTTACACTCTTTGCAATAAAATCCCCAATTATCATCGTTATATTCGTTGGGCATTTTAAATCTAAGAGAATGGTTTAACGCACAAAGGTCACTATAATGTCGTTTGGCTGACTCCTCAACAGCTCTATCCATTTCATCATCATTCAATTCTCTTTCATCCGATTTAAAGTTCCTGCATGTATCACAGAAACGGATGGGTTTCCGTTTCCCCTTTTTCCCGGCAGGCTTTTCAACTTCTCTTAACCAGCAGTTTTCATCCTTGACCGGGCAACATCTACAGTAGTCATCCATTCCGTAGAATTGGCAGTAACCTTCACAGAACCATTCCCGAAATTCTGCGAGCAGTTTTTTCTTTATAAGCTCCTCTTTCAATCAATCCTCCACTTTTTCAAAGTGCACATCTTGTTTATCTTGTCTTTCAAAATGCAAGCAATAATAATCACCGCATTCCGGTTTACCATTAAAGACGCATCTATCACATTCGTATATAAAATCGCTATCTTTTTTCACGATAATTTTTTCTCCATTATATTCAAATACCTCTCCGATTTTTCTTTCTTGTTCCATAATCAAATCTCCTCTACTTTAACGCATAAGAAACAACACAGCAGCTACAGCCCAACCGGACAAAGCCATCATGTAAAATATGAATTTTGTATAACCAATCCATTTAGCTTCTCGATTGAATTTGTTTATTGCTCCTTTTAAGTCTCCGAACCGTTCTTCAATGTTCCACATCACATTTTCTTTGACAATTTTCCTGAATCTCTCCCGTACATTCTCTGGAATGTACTGTCTGTTTCATAACTGTTCCGTTTTAAATTAATCTTCTTTATTTTCTAAATCTCTGTATTCCACGCAATAGTCAAGTAAATTTAAATCTGGTTCATTCATTAAACATTCGTTCAATCGGGCGCAGTTCATACAACACCATTTGTCAGATAATCTCCCCATAGTTTTTTAGCTAATTCGTAATTCTTTTGTGCTTCATTAACAGCTTTCTTGGCATAAGTGAGAGTATAAGCGTGTTCACGTGGATGTTTGCCAGACTTAACACCCTCATGATATTCTTTCGCTTTCTCTAACTTGTGTTCGTAGAAATCGATACTTTCCGGCATAGAAAGATTGATAGTGTTTGCCTTTTCTTCCCAATATTTGGCAATTCTTTCGTGTTCGGCAGCCTTGTCGCTAAATTCAACACTTTTTCCCATATTGTTCCAAGCATCATTAATCGCTTTTCGATGCCGTTTCTCACTATGGTGCCCGACCTTAATTGGCTCTCCAAGAGAAAGAAAATCTTTGTCTTTGTTCGAGCGGTTGAAATATTCGTTACTTTTTTGTCCGGCAGACTGGGCCCAATCATGGCGGCGCTCGGCTCTTTGTTTGGCCCATTCTTGCACATTAAATCCGTCAGCTCTGACGATGGAGTAATAATAAAAGCCTTCACGTTCATAGATGAGATTGAATACAATACATTCATTCTCTTTGCCATATTTGGTTGTAACTTCAATAACTTCTCCTTTTTCGTGTTTTTCACTGCATTTTGCGAGAAAAACATTGGGTACATATTTGCTATACGTATTCATATCAATATAATTATCGGTTAAAAACTTCTTTGTGTACTTGGTTTATAGTGCCATTGATTATCAAAGAACCTTTAGCGGCACGGATTTTATTACCTTTTTCTTGAACTTGATAGCCGGCTTTTTTCAGCCGGTCTATTTTTTGTTGTGGTGTTATTTTAGAAACCTTCATCATCATAATCTGTGCTGAAAATATTAGCTACCATATCAACGATATTCTCTTCTATATCTTCCGTGGAACCGGTAACATCTTTGGCAATGGCTTTCTTATTTTGAATGATACGGTAAACTTTCTCGTCAATGGTACGTCGGCCGAGGAAATAGTAACAGGTTACAGAATCCTTTTGCCCTATACGATGCGCACGGTCTTCGCACTGGCAACAATCGGCATAAGTCCAGGGGAATTCAACAAAGGCAACATTGCTTGATGCAGTTAGGGTCAGTCCGACTCCTGCAGCTTTAATGGAACAGATGATAATATCCGTTTTGGGATTGTTTTGAAAAGAATCCACTGCTCTTTGTTTCTCATCTTGTGAGTCCCTTCCTGTTACAGATACAGCCGTAGGAAAATAGCTTTTCAGTTGATCTACCACTTCGTGAAGTGAGCAAAAGAGGATGATTTTCTTTCCATTCTCACGAAAGTCTTTTACGAACTCAATTACATCACGTACTTTCCCTCTGGCTGATATTTGGCGGAGGATATTAATACGCACCATGACTTCACCTCGTAATGCTTTCTCTATCTTTTCATCATCCGCTTCTTTGTATTTTTGTAGGTACATGATAAGATCACGCTCTGCGTCGATATACTCCTTGCGGTTAGTTATCTCACAAGTATTTACTTGTCGTATTTTATCGGGAAGGTCTGTCAGCACCAATGACTTTTCACGCCGGAACATACATTTAGTCCATAACATATAGTTCAGTTCTTTCAGGTTTGACGCTTCATTCTGACCGGAGCAATATCTATTGACGAATGTCTTATATCCTCCAAAATCTTCCATTCTGGAAAGGATAGATAACTGCGGAATTAAATCTTTAGGCTTATTGACAACCGGAGTTCCGGTAAGTTCAATGACCCATTCCTTACCATTGCATATACCTTTACAGAATTTAGCCTGCTGAGTGGATGATGATTTGCAACGGTGGCTTTCATCAATGATTACAGATTTGAAAAGTTGGATGCTGTTTCTAAATTCCACATCTCTTAAAGTCCAACCAGATTCTTTTTTGATACGTTGTACAAAGTATTTTTTAAGCGATTCATAATTAACGATGAATACCTGATACATGCCAGTCTGATAAAAGAAAGTCCATGTATCTCGTACTTTATCCGTCAGTACCATTGCCTTTTTATCTGTGAACTTATGCCATTCTCTTTCCCAATTAACCTTTAAGGCAGAAGGACAAATAACCAAACAAGGAAAGGCATTCCCAAGATTAATGGTTGCAATGCTTTGCAGTGTCTTTCCAAGGCCCGGCTCGTCGCAATTCATGAATCGTTTGAGCTGTAATCCTCTTGCAATTCCTTTTAATTGATAGGGATATGGGTTTACTTTGAGTAAGTGGGGAATATCAAGCTCCGGCAGTTCCGGTATATTGTACGCAACTTCTTCCTCTTCTTCTTGTTTCTGTTGTCCTGTAACCCATTGGATATTTTCAAATGGTCTGATTTGATAGACCATTTTTTCAAGTTCGACACGACTGGAAACAGGAATAAGCCATTTCTTTCTGCTTCCGTCATATCTCTTGCCTGTGATTTGACGTATTCTGTCAACAATAGTGGGCTTGTACTTGAAAGTAACTTCAAAAACGTTTCCTTTTAATTCTATAATCATGACTTGTAATTTAGAGTTTTATGGGGCTGACGAAATCAGCCCCGAATTTGATTAAGCGGCAGGAGCTATAGTTTTGGTCTTTCTGCCTTTTCTTTTAGGCTTTTCTTCTTCTGCAGGAAGTTCTTCTGTATCGGTAACAGCTTCATCGGGGATATCGCTATCAAAGTCTAACCGCTCTTGCTTAATGCCCCATTTCTCTTCAAAGAGATATGCTTCCACTTCCGCATCGCAAGCTGCTGCATCTATTTGTAGTTCTTCTGAAAATTTATATTCTTCGTCTCCGAATGGAGTAAAGATTTTCAAATCCACAATTTTACCGGATTGTAGTAATTTGCCTCCCATTATGGTTATACCCGGTACTCCATCGTTGCTATCATTGGCATATCCGGTAATGAAGTAGTTATTCAGAGTTTCATCAAAGCCCGGTGATGTAAAACTTGATTTGTAGATTTTTTCCGCTTCGGGTTGCTCGCATAATACCACAAGATGCAGTTTCAAGTGATTAAAAATCTCCTTCAGTTCGGAATGTACGATTTGGTCGCAATTCTTGGTAACCTTGTTTGTGTAGTTGGCTTCTGTGAATCGCTCGTTGTACACAACATTTAATCTGTCTTTTTTAATGACAGCCTGCTTGATGTCAATTTTTGCAGTTTCCATTGTTCTCTTTTTTAGGCTCATCCTTTGATGTAAGAATAAGCATGTTAATAAATAGATATATGATTATACCGGCTCCCATGATGAATGGGAATCCAGTAATGTTTTCGTCTAATCCCATTAGGATAATGGCTATAAGAAGCCAAAGCAAGTATTTGGGTGCTTCTTGGTCGTTTAGCATTTTTGTCTGTTGTTATTGTTGTACATACCAGCCATTTTCATTTCTTCTTTGGCTTTGCTTATTACTGTCACGCACCATGATAGCTGATGTGTTGCGGTTCGATTGCACCGTTCACACCAATCGACCAAATATCGTTCTTCCCTGCAAAGGGAGTTTACTAAAGCGTTTATTGCCGTAGCTGTAGCCTTGGCATTTTTGGCTGTTTCGGCAAGTGTTTTCATTGTTTCGGAATTCATGGCTTCGTTAAGCCAATATTTAGCATCAGCTAATAACTTGCCTGAACGGGCGACATATACAGCCAAGTCATTTCCGCGCAATACGGCTTCTTCTGCATTTTCGCTCATTGTTATATTGAGGAATGAGTCAATATCTGTAAGTTCCTTGCAGATTTGTTCTTTGGGTGTGATAAGTATGTTCATATCGTTTTCGATTAAAATATATCAAGAAAAGAGCATCCACCATTTAAAAGCCAATTCATCATACTTCTCTTTTCCACGTTTATAGGTATCATCGTCTCGTCTAATGAATGCTTTGAATATTTTCAGGTTCTTCTTGCTGATGGCATAGATAAAGTCCTGTTGGCTTCCTGCTATATCCATATACCATGCTCTGGAACGGTCCCAATCAAAAAAATCTATAGCTTCATTGAACTGGTTTTGTGATTCTGCAAAAGTGGTCTTTAAATCTCCACCAAATCCAAAACCAGGTAACCACCAATCCCATTTACACCGGGTATCAAGAGTGTACTCGAAGTTTCCGTAGAGAAACCTCTGGGATTTGTTCACCATGAATTTCTGTGTGTCGGAGTTGGAAAGAACGGCTCTAAGGAACTCGTCTTTTCTTGCCTCTTTTCTTAAAGCTTCCCTCATGGCAAGGCCTAACTCGAAATCTTCCCGTGAATAGGTTACATCATCCACCATGCGCTTACTATAATGTACCCGTTCGTTTTCGGTAATAAGTGCATCTACCAATGTCCCAAACTTGAAGGCTTTTTCTTTATCCCCATACTGGGTACGGGGATAAAGATAGTTTTTGAGTTCTGTCAGATCGGAGTTGCTGACTTCTGTACGCAAGTAATATGAATCTGGATTTGCCATCACTTTCCTGCTTTAACTTCTTCTTCGTATCGGATATATTTTGATTTGATTTTCATTTCATCATCGCTGTTGGCTTTCTTTTCGCAGAAGGAAATCATCTTTTTGTGGATTTTTTCAAGTTCTTCTATTGTCAGATTCTGACCTTCATTTATCCACCACATCTGATATATTTCCAAGAAGCCGGCAGGGTGTAGTATTTTAATCCTTTCAGTCACTTTGGCTTTGCTGGTTCTTGTTGTAACAGAAGCGGCAGCCGTTGCAAACAGACTATTCATTTGTGCGGATTGTATAGAAGATTCCGCTTTTTGTTGCTGCTCATGTTCTTTTTGCTGTATTTCAAGTTCACGTTGTTTTCGCTCCTCTTCTTCCCGTTGTTTCCTTTCGGTTTCCGCTTTGGCAGCAGCTTCAGCATCTTTCTTACGCAATTCTTCTTCCTCAATAAGTTCTTGCTTTTTGGAGGAAAGACGGTCGATAAATGACTGACGTAAATCCTCCATGTCAAACTTATACTGTTGAGAGAAAGCGGAATATCTATTGCTTAGAATTTCAGCCTTGATATTCTCTTTGGTTTGTGCGTCCAGATAGTAAGTTGTAATATCTTTATTGAAAGTGTCGAAGTGCTCACGAGGATACAGAGTTGACCAACCTCTAATACTCTTTTCTTTCAGCTCAAATGTAGCCAGTGTAATGCTTTCCCAAATATGGCTCAGATTCTTCTGTTGTTCGGCAAAATAGGAACTCATGTGTGTATTGATAGCCTGTTCAATAGCAAGCCGATACGTTCCTTTTTCCTTTTCAATATTGGCTTGTCGTTGCATCTCCTGCTGCTTCCTTCTTTCTTCTTCACGCTTCAGTGCTGCATATCTGTCACGTTCTGCAGCTATTTTGCCCGGAATTGTTGATTTGTCTTTTGGGTCAATAGCTTTTTCATCTGTCGTGAAAATGGACCGGATACGGTCGAATAGTTGGGTAACAGGCGCACGACGGCTTTTCATGTTGGTAATTGTAACATTGACTTTCTTCAGATACTCCGCAGCTTTGGCATCCAGTTCATCAGTCATACCTTCTCCTTGAATCGTATCTAAGATTGCCTGTCCCGCTGAATTACAGTTGGCTATTGATTTTTGGTTCTTGCCTAAGGCGTCAGGGGCACTTTTCATTAAAGAGGTAAACTCTTCTACTTTTATTAATTCTGTTGACATAGCTTTAAGTATTAATGGTTAGAATCCTTCTTCTTCATCTGCTTTGCTGACATTTACAGATACCGGTTCCGGTGCGGTGAGTTGTTTTTCTTCACCGAAAGGAATGTTTGGGTCTTCCTGTGCAATATTGGCATCTTCCACAATTCCATAATCGATGATTTCTTCTTCCTCCTGGTCGGTTGCCATAATGGTATATTTTCCGGTACGTACTTTAGGGTATGCGTCGAAGGCGTGTTTAATCATTTTGTTTTCAAGGAAACCGGGGTCAATACCGCCATTATTGGAAGTGTATAAAGCATTGGCATTACCAAGCTCTCTCCGCCTGGTTTGCTCATTCCATTTGGAATTTGCTTTTTCGCTATAATGCTTCAAGCGTTCAATATCCCCTTGCATAAGCCATTGATAATCCACTGAATTATCATTGCGTACAATGCGTATGAATGCTGCAATAACCTTGGTTGATGTGCGGGGGCATTGTGCTTCATACTCGATGTTTTTTACTCCATTGACTAAAGATGCCTTGAAATGGTCTCCCTCATAAACGACGACGGGGTTGTCAGCATATTTAATTTGGCCGGCACGCATACGCATGGTAAGTTCACCGTAGCCGGTAACCGAAACGTATGCACGTTTTTCGTAAACATCGTTCCCATGTTCGTTTTTGTACCCAGTTTTGCAGTTGCGACTCAGAATATAGCAGAGCGGATGCCCTGTCTGGTCTAATGTTAGTCCATTGACTGCGATATCAAGGAAACAACCATAAAGGGACATTTTGCTTGAAGTGCCTACATCGGGGTTATCCCGAAGTAATTTTTGAAAATTGAATACTTCTTTGTGGTACATCTGCTCACCCTTATCCGTACCCCAAATTGCATTGTACATTTGAATAAACTTTGCTTGTACACCTTCATTTTCGACAATTTTCGTTGCTGGAAGCGCATTTAGCTCTTCCATCTTAACTTGAATAATACTGCTCATAATGAGAATTTTAGTTGTTAATATTAAAATCTGCTTTGTCTAACCGTACCCAGACTGATTTGCCGGGACTATTAAATGATTGTTCTAAATTGACATCAACAAGCACCTGATTATAGCATTCCAATTTGCGTATAACCACTCCGGTAATAATGGCGTAGTCCACATCATCCCCGTAATGTCCGCACCGGAAAAAGAATCCGGCTGAAATGTTCTGCCCTATTTGTATATCTTTTGCAGTCATGGTACTTGCATTAATACTTTGATTATGTTGGCCGGTACTTTGTTATGAATATCCATCATGGCACTTGCTGTTTCCAGTTCGGACATTTTCACATAATACTTGCCGCGTTCCTTGTTCTTTGCAGGATAAAACTTTATCCATTCCTTACTACGCCATTCTGTAATGAGACGACGTCCGTATATCTTTTCTGCTTGGGAGATTGTTACCACCTCCGGCAGTAGCCCTAATGCTTTAAGCGTCTGAATCGTTCCGATTTTTATGCCGCTTGCTACAATTCTTTCTAAATATCTTTCTCCCATTTTAGCTGTTTCTTAGGTTGGTTAATTATTGGTTACGAGCTTTCTTCACTATCTGAAACACATTGCAACTCTATGCTATGCTGCCTGTTTATAATTAGGTTGAGATATTTCTTCGGTCTTGTATCTTTGCGTTCTTCCTCTTCTTGTTCGGTAGTAATAATCGTGATGATTATCTACTGAAAATTGGAATATTGTTATTCCCAAGAAGCAAAGAGCTATAATTGTCTTTTGTAGCTGTTGAAAATCTATGTTTAGAGTAAATACTCTATTGGCCCACCATGACCCCAGTTCATTTAATTTGCTGGTTCCGGTCTTTTTGTATGCTTTGTCGAGCAATACGTTGATAGTTCCGTAAGCCACGTGAAGCCTGTCTGCCATTTCTTTCTTTGCGAGTCCGCAAAAGGCAAGTCCGGCGATCTGATTTTCACGCTTGGTTAATTCATTGTTCGCTTGTAGTTCCATTTTGCAATGTTTCTAATTCGGCTGCCGCTTTAGAAACTCCTTTTGAGGCTTCCAAGGCTTCTTTAGCCATTCTGGTTGCTATTGTGAGAACTTTAGCCTTATAAGCTGAACGGGCAGATGCAGGCTTGTTGTTAAGGATATTATGTACTGTGCCTTTTGAACATCCTGCTTCTTTTGCAATGCTCCCCTCATAGCCATAAGGGAGATTGGATTTAATAATTTCTAATTGATTTTCCATATACCTGATATTATTGTCTGAGTTCCCGGCAAGGTGGTCAAGCCCGGCCGGGATTGATTATCTATTTTTGTTTTTTCTTTTCGTATTCCAAACAAGCCCTTCCATTTGCGAGCCATTTTTTGGAACCTCTTTTAGCGCAAAGACCAATAGCTTTATTTTCAGTGCTGCGACTAAAGTATTTGCACGTGGCACATCTTGAATATCCCATGATTATTACTTGCTTAAAATATTATCCAACAACTTCTTATCATCATCCCAGAGGTTATAACCCTTAGCAATCTTTCTTCTGAGGTACTCACGTTCGCCAATCATAGCGATTGCCATTTCTCTCAAATCGCTTGCATTACATTTTTCTGCTTGATCTATCAAAAGGTTAGAAAGGCATTTACGCTCTTCGTATAGTTCACGTACTAATGCGGTCTTCCGTTCTATCTCTTTAAGTGCGGTTGGATTTTCAATCCACAGCTTACAAAAAAGGTCTTTATCAAGGTCTGTATTCATATAGCATTCTTCTACTTCTGAATAATCACCTACGAACTTTTCACCGGTTCTTTCTTCGAATTCTTTCTGTGTCATATCTTGTCTTTTTAGAGTAAATAATCTATTTTGCTGTTTTTATTCCAACTTTATTTTGCTGTTATTGCACTTTTGCACTAACTTTATAGTGCAAATATAAAGTAAAGTTTAATTCGATAAATTAAAGTTCGGATTAAATTAAGGTATTTTAATAAACTAAAGTAAGAAAATCTAATTTTAATTTATGAATATAGCGAAATTACAGCTTTTGATGGCTCAAAGCAAAGTTAATAATTCAAACCTTGCTTCTATGTCTGGTGTGTCGGATGTTACTATTTCTAAGATATTAAATGGTGCGGATGCAAAAATTAGCACCATCGAACGAATTGCAGAGGCTTTAAAAGTACCTGTTGGGTATTTTTTTGATGATTCAACTATTAGTCAAGTTAATACAGGAAGTTCAAATGTTGTTGTTGGCCGAGATAATAATGGGCATATAACTATGGCTGAATGCCAAAATCAACTTGATGATGCCCTAAAGGAAGTAAAGCATTTGAAAGAAGTTATTGATGCGAAAGATAAACTTCTTCAAGAGAAAGAGAGATTGATTAATGTATTAATGAATAAATAAAATGAGATATTTTTCTTTTATTATAGTTGCTGTTTGTTTATTGGGATGTGCATCTAAAGAAGATAAAGCTATAGATGCAATAAATAAATATATGTATAAAACCTTGGATGATTATACTGGGTATGAAATTGTAGAAATAAAGATGGATAGTTTCTTTACCTCTATATATAATAACCCTTTAGCTTTAAGGTATGAGGATAGTATTTCCAATAACATTATTAATATAGGAGCTGCCCATGGGACGGTTACGCATTGTGATTTAAATATTCCAAATGAGGATAAAGCATTTATTAGAAGTTTAATAGAAAATAGTAAAAATGGCTTGTTGACAATAAAAAAGTATTCAGACTCTATTAAGTGTATAGGCATGGTGCAGCCCGTTTTTCAAGGTTGGCAAGCGCGTGTTAAATATAGAAGTAAAAACAATCAAGGACAAATTAAGTTAAGCGAGGGTACATATATATTGGATAAGGAAAGTTTGGAGGTTGTGGATAATGTAAGTTCGCATGATTTTCAAAATGCTCATTTGATAAAGGAAATCTTAGAAGATTATGATGGATTTATAAAAGAGGAAGAACGTTTGGTAAAGGAGATGTTAGATAAGGGATTTTAATTTTTTTATTCTGCATAATATGGAACAAGATATACGTTGGCTTCAAAGATACGATAGCTTTCATCGTGCTAATAAGCGGATTCAAGAAATAACAGAATCTGATAAGAAAGTGGATGATTTGTCTGAATTGGAAATGGAAGGGTTGATACAGCGGTTTGAATATACTTTTGAACTTGGCTGGAAGGTTCTTCAAGACTTATTAAAGTACAAAGGCTATGAGTTTGTGCAAGGTCCGAACGGTACGCTTCAGAAAGCTTTCGAGGACGGTATGATTACTGATCATGATGGTTGGCGCAGGATGGCGAAAGCTAGAGTTACCACTTCACATACTTATAATGAAGGTGATGCTATTGAAATCGTCCGTAATATATATAAGGAGTATTCTTATTTATTACAGCGGTTGGATAATAGACTCAATGAAGAAAAGCTACGGCTTGAAATGAATACGTTGTTTTGA